CGCGTTTTTCAATCACACCTGCATCGGGGTAATCTTCGCTGGCTGTTTTAAGCCACTCCAAAGCCACGGTGGGTTCGGCGGCCTTGTACAGCGCAATGGTTATCTGACTGGCTGTATCGAAATCGAAGCCGGACATTACCTGAGCGAAGCGTTCGCCCTGCAAGCATTCTATTGTGTTGGTACCGGTAACTTTCATGTGGTGATATTGATGGGAATAAAAAAAAGAGCCGCCGCAATGTGCTCGGGCGGCTCTTTTTAAATGGTTATTAAATGGTATTTAACTAATCCTGAATTTCGGCAGCCGTATCGGCTTTTTCAGGAGTCATTACGCGTGCTTTAATAATTACCTGCAGGATGCCTGTTTTGGTAATTTTCCAACTCCTGCGAGCTTTGATAAAGCAGCGTGGATATGTAACTTTGTTTCCTGCTTTGTCCGTAACCTCTACCGTTTGGTAAATTTCGGGCTTAGTGGCAGGCGCGTTCCACACTTTGTTTGGCGCTGTTCCGGTGGCTGTGCCTCCAAGAACTTTCACCAATGTGTCGGGGTCGGCATTGATTATACCCCACGTAATTGTTTTTTTGGTGGCTCCCGGAAGTATTGCTACAGGATCGTCGGACTCCTCAATTTCGTGTTCAACGTCGGAACCTTCATCCTCTTCGAATGAAGCGCTATCTTTGTACGTACCGCCCAGTGCGGCAAGCGATGCCAAACCTGGTCCGCCATCAACGGCCACGTCGCCAATTTTGATTGAGCTAACGCCCATAATTCTTTTTTCTGACATAACGAATTATTTATTAAATGAATTTATAAACTTTAAAAACGGTTTTGTAAGTAAGTTGAAAGCCAGCAAAACCGCTCCGGCTATCAGTGTTATAAGTCCTATCCAATCCAAAAATCCCCATTTATTAACCTCCACCGGAACTTTGACCTCAACAGGTGGTTTTGTGAAAATTACCGAGTCGGTTTTGAGCACCGTATCGCGAACGATTTTTAAGCGATCCTTATACAGGGTTTTGTATTTTTCAATTTGCACGGTGTCGCCTTTTACAGCCACATACACGCTATCGTACTTTTGCAAGTAAATGCTATCGTACTGCAGGCGATTGACGTATTCGGTTTTAATCAGAATGCGCTCTACGGGTTTGCAGCCACTAAAGTAAGCCACCATTACAACAGCACCAATCAGCACGAGAATAACCCGGGTTATTGTTTTAGGATTTCGCCACATTTTGTATTTCCCGCTTTTTTTGTTCAAGATTTTCATGATTCATCTCCTTTACGATTGTAAGTACCTGTTCCATAATATTTGTCACCCTATCCACATCGAGCGTAAGGGATGCAATTTGCTTTTGCATGAGTAGCGTCATAGCTTCGTAGCGTTTTTCGGCTTCCTGAGCGTATTCGCGCCAGTCCTTGGCTATTTGGCTATAGTTCTGTATTTCGGTAGTATTGGCAGTTGCCTGCGTTTGCTTAGCCTCTCCCTCCAGCTTTAGCTTTTGCGGCTTAATGGTAAACAGAGCTACCAATCCGCCACCGAGAATAAAAGTTACAAGTAGACCTATCCACTCCATGATAATTATGAATTATAAATTATGAATTAAATTGACTTATATTCTTTTTTTGCGTCGAAACACGGGCACATCTTTATCCATTCCTGTGGCTCAATAACGCCGTCGCCATCTTTATCAGGCGATAAATCTCTGTGCCCGCAAATTTCGGCATCCGGGTAATGCGTAACCAGCTCGCGCAATAAAGCCGCTAATGCGTTTTTTTGCAAATCGGTTCGGGTATCGGCAGCTTTACCGTTGGCATCAATTCCACCCTCGTAGCATATACCAATACTATCGCGATTAAAACCTGTAACATGCGCTCCGGCAAGTTCGAGCGGGCGAAGTGCCACGCGCTGTCCATTTTTGCGAATATAAAAGTGGTAACCCCAACTATTGAATCCACGCGCACGGTGGTCGCGTAGCAGTTGGTCGGGCGTGTAGTCACGGTTAACAGGCGTTGCTGAGCAGTGAACTACGATAAGTGTTATATTTCGGGATTTACGGGGCATGTTTAATTAATTATGAATTACGAGTTACAAATCCCGCCTACCGGCTTTCACTTTCGGCGGGATTTTTCACACACACAGAGTTTCTTTTTTATACCTTATTTTTCTTATTCCCCTTTAGGGGTTAGGGGCTTAAGCTCCGGCTGCGCGGGTTACCAATACCTGATAAGTTGCAGTTGCATTGCCATCGGCACTGGTTACTGCTACGTTTATGATATTTTCGCCTACGGCTAAGTTTTTAGCTGCTGAAGCTGCGCCACTTGTAAGGGTAGTTGAGCCTAATTTAATCACCTGTCCGGTCTGACTGCGAGTAGCAGTTACGGTTGTAGTTGCCACACCGTTGGCCACACTCATGGTATATTCTTTAGTTCCGGCTGCAAACGCTGGCACTAAATCGCCGGCACTCAATACCAATGCATCTAAGTCAGTTGAGCCAGCTGCAATTGCTGCCTCGCGACCATCGTACAATACAATGTCTTCGCCAAAAACGATATTGGTATCAGCTTTCATAAGCATTTTGAAAAAATACTTTTCTCCTGCAGTTGTCAACTTATCAATTTGAATTGCTTCGGCGTCGTCAACCAATGATACACCTGCCCAAAAGTTAGAGTCGATACCCGATGTAGCAACAGCTGCCACAATTACATCTTTAGGCCAATCAGCTAATGACACAACACGAATACCTTTGAATCGCTCCGGATTCATATTGGTATAGTCCTGTCCTTTGCTTGGTTTATCAGTCAATTCGTATTCGTAGCTCGATGCGTCGTCAATCGACATAAAAAGCTTCAAATTTGGGTTGTTACGAACTGCCTTTGGTAAAGCAGCACGAACCAATTTCAATTTAGCCAAAATGTTCGATTGTGTCAAAGCTGCCGGAGTTGCAATTGTAACTACACTACTATCGGCCACAATACGGGTCAAAATACCGTCGAAATACTTACCCGCATCGGTAGCGTGGTATACACCATTAATAAACTCACCGCCCAACTGGAAGTCAACTATTTTAGCCAGTTCGGCCAATAAAGAGCTTTGTACGTTTGATGGTAATTCCGAAAATACTAAGTTACCTGTTGTTTGGAATGGTCGCCAAATACTCTCGAATACGCGAGGGTTAAATGTGGTGAATGCCATTACATCTTTAGGTTCCAAGTATTTTTCGTCGATAGTAAAACCGCCTACACTGTCACTTTCAACTGGTTGCTCTTTGCGGCGTTGCAGCATATTAGTGCCTTTAAGGCGCGGGATTGCAAACTTTTTAGTTACATTAGGCTGCACATGTATGTGTCCGCCTGCAACAATTTCGTTGCCCGTAGTGGCTCGTACCAATAAGGTTTCCAGCACTTCGCCGGCATAAGCCGATGTTACGGTTACGGCCATAGGCAATATGCCAGCCACTTGAGGAAAAAACGAACCGGCAAGGCCGATAGTGGTTATTGTGCCAATAGTGGCAAGTGGGTCGAACCCGGTGGCCATTGCTATACCACCTCCCGAAAAGATGCCGAATAACAGCACCGTGAAAATTGACAGTAAGAATTTTGTCGCTTTCATTTGATTTTTGATTTTAATTATGAATTGGAAATTATGAATTATGAATTACGAATTATGAATTACGAATTATGAATTATTTTTTTTGGGTTTGTGCCTCAATTTCTTTTTGGCGTTTTACCCATGCGTTTTCGCTATCGGGAGCGGGCACATCGCTTAGGTTAATAGCCGTTTTGTGTTTTGGCAAATCCTTAACCAACGCCAGTGCTCCTTCCGGATCTTTGTCGAACAGGTTAAGCATACGATCCCTTACTGGTGTTGCTTTGTCGCCTTCGGGTTTTTCACTTAAGCGACCATCTCTGAACGCCTCTGTCAGTTCGGCATCAAAAGCCTCTTTTTTAGCCGTTTTGTCGGCAAGCTCCAACGCATCCAATTTTTCCTGAAGCTTTTGCTTTTCGCCACCAATGGCAGTTACTTTCAGCTTTTCGGCTTCCAAATCCTCTGTTGCTTTTTTCTTATCCGAAAGCAGCAACGCCACCTTTTCGTCAATCTCCACTTCCGTGGCTTTGTCGCTCAGGTTGAGCAGTTCTAAATACTTTTTACTCATGTTAGTTGTTATTTTTTGTGAAACAATAAAATCCGATAATAATAGCTTTGTGTCCGTTTTGTCGGTTAGCTCCATCACGTTTCCGTCGCGATCGTACAATTTTAATCCGTTGTGATTGCGGCCAATGGGGGTAAGTGATATTTCGCGAAGTCGGCACTTTGCAACCGTATACCCGTTTTGCCCTGGTAACATGAGTTCCGATGCATCCGATGCCTCGAGGTCTACCAGTCCGGCAGTACAGGCGTTAAGAAAACCACGTTCAACCTTTCCAATTATTTGCTGCGTGCGTTCGTCTTTATCCTCGTAGTCGAGAATTGCATCGGCAAGTATCATCCCGTTTTCTTTGCGCACGTTTTCCCACTTACCAATAGGCAACTGCCAGTCGTTGTGGTCATACAGCATCACCGGGTTCTTTTTGAACTGCTCAATATCAACTCCATCAACTAACACCCGGAGTCCGTTCGTCAGAACCGACGAGTCGAGTATCACATACGGTATTGGTTTTCTCTCTTTAGCCATGTTTTAAATACTGTTTAATTGGTTATTTAACCCTTTATGGGTGATTTGACAGTGCAAAAAAACCGCTAAAAAACAGCCCCTCAAAAAATCGCTGCCATTTTGTCACTCATTTTTTAATACGTGCGCGAAAGCTGGTTATTTTGCTGAAAATTAACACGAAAAA